ACTGCACAATCATTCCCAGATTGGTGGAGCGGCCTAACTACATCAGGAGTATCGTTAGGTGTGTATAGTTACCCAGGCGGCGGCGACGGATCCCTAGCTATTATCCCCTCTGGAACAACTTATACTACTGCTGGACAAGATTGTAACGCAAACCAAAGTAAAGTAGGTTACGACGATACTAGTCAGTGTTACTACTACGGAGCTACTGCAACTGCATCAGTTGGCGACGGCGCCCAGAATACAGGAACAGATTGGCCACTATATTTCTGGATAAAATAATTGGCAACAAAATAATTTGACCTTGTAATAAAACTGTTATATACTAGTAGTTCATTAGGAGACTACTATGATTATTGGTGTATGCGGTTTTATTGGCAGCGGTAAAGATACCATTGCAGATTATCTAACTAACTTCCATGGTTTCCGACGAGAAAGTTTTGCAAACACTCTTAAAGACGCAGTAGCCCAAGTATTTGGTTGGGATAGAACCATGCTAGAAGGCCGTACAAAACAAGCCCGTGAATGGCGCGAACAAGTAGATCCGTGGTGGGCAGAACGTTTGAACATGCCTAATTTAACTCCACGCTGGGTACTACAATACTGGGGCACAGAAGTGTGCCGTAAAGCATTCCACGATGATATCTGGATTGCTAGTTTAGAAAACAAACTACGCAATAGCAAGGATGACATTGTTATTAGCGACTGTCGTTTTCCTAATGAAATTAAATCAATTAAAGATGCAGGCGGAATTGTTATCCGTGTAAAACGGGGAGAAGAACCTGAATGGTACGATGACGCTGTTAATGCTAACCGCGGAGAAAATGGTAATTTTGCCTGGGCTACTAGTAGAAGCAGGCTTGAAAAATTAGGCATTCATGCTAGCGAAACAGCTTGGGTTGGAACTAAGTTCGATGCTGTACTAGAAAATAATAACAGCATTGACGACTTGTTTGCTAAAGTTAAAGATCTGGTACAAGAGCACCTTGACGCCACTTTATCCCCTCTTGATGGAGAACACGCTGGCAGTTTGCACATACCGTCTTAAGATTAGTTGGCCGGCAGTTGTTTAAATCACCGTCTACATGAAACACATTAAACACTTGTTGATGAGGGCTTTTAAAGCCACACTTATCACAAGTGTTTTTTATTTTGTATCCTGACAATGCCCACCTAGGTATTTTAACGCCCCTACTACAAGGCCCGCACTGACTTCTGTAAAATGCTTTACCTTGTTTGTAGTAATTAACAGCTACAGGGTGTTTCCCGCATGTACATAATGGTCTCATATTTTATTTAAGCCTTTTCGCGGCCTTTTTTGGCTAGTATTACAGGTGTGATTATTCAAAATGCACTAAATACATATAGAAAGTATTCACGGAGATCAGAATATGGCACAATTAAGTTCACCAGGCGTAAGCGTATCAGTTATAGACGAGTCGTTCTATACACCAGCCGCTCCCGGAACAGTTCCTTTAATCGTAGTTGCTACCGAGCAAGATAAGAGCAACAGTTCGGGTACAGGTACAGCACCTGGTACATTACAATCAAACGCAGGAAAAGTATATCTACTAACAAGTCAGAAAGACTTGGCAGATAACTTTGGTACTCCTGTATTCAAAACAGATATCAGTAACAATCCAATACACGCTGGAGAACAAAACGAATATGGTCTCCAAGCAGCTTACAGTTTCTTAGGTGTTAGCAACCGTGCTTATGTAGTACGTGCTGATATGGACCTTGGACAACTAATGGCTAGATCTGAGGCACCTGCAGGTGATCCAGATAACGGACAGTATTGGTTTGATACATCAACAAGTAAATTTGGTTTGTTCCAATGGAGTGCAGCCGCTGCAACAGCAGGCGGACAATCTTTTAGTAATGTTGCGCCATTAGTTATTACCAGCTCAGCAAGTATTAATGCAGGTGCTCCACTAACAAGCATTGGTAAAATTGGTGACTATGCAATAGTTAAAGTAGATCAAACATACAAATTATGGTTTAAGAAAGCTAGAACTAGTTCAGCCGCAGGCACCTGGGTAGCAGTTGGTAGCGCAGATTGGGCAGCTAGCTGGCCAACTGCACAAGGTACTACAGCAAGCGGTAGTATCACACTACTGGCAGGAGATGTTTTAACTATTACAGTTAACAGTACTCCTCGTGCATTCACTGGTCACACAAGTTTAACAACACTAGTGCAAGATATTAACACTGCATTAGATTATGGAACTTATACAGATTCTGATCCAGCTACAGGCGGCAATCAAAGTGGTCTTGACTTTGATATGTCAACCATTGGTATTAGCGCAGCTATTGTTAACGATCGTTTAGAAATTTATTCAAAAGGTAGTTCATTTGCACTATCAGGTACTAGCGTAACAAAAGTCGGTCTTACAGTTGGAACATACTATGCTCCAGTTGCACAAATCAGCGCACACTACACAGTTCCAACATATAAGGCAAGCGAAAATCTTAGCTCAGTTAACGGTCGTCCAACTGGATCCATTTGGCTTAAAACTACCGAACCTAATTTAGGAGCAGCTTGGAGAGTTAAAGTTTATAGTTCTCTTAGTAACTCATGGACTAATGTTAGCGCACCAATGTATAAAACAAGTGCATCAGCAATTAAAGCACTTGATCCTAAAGGTGGCGGTATTAATCTAGCACAAGGTGCATTGTATATTAAATCTAACGTAGACGAAAGTTTTACTCAAAATTTTGATACTGCAGCCGATTTTAAAATTTATGCTCGCAGAACTAGCGGTGTAACTTCAATCGTATCAGATGTAACATCTATACCAAATGCTACATATACCTTTAAAATTGCAGAAACAGTAGCAGGTTCTAATGTGTTAACAAGAGGTGCCGCGCCTTCAATAGACGAATTGAGCATTACGTTCACAGTTAATAACAACGCCGCAACAGCATTTGTATCAGCATTAACAGCAGCATTAGTTGATACATCACATCTTGGGTCAGCGTATGCTAGCAGAATTACTGCGTCGGTTAACACAGCAGGAAATGTTGTTATTACACACCTAGACGGTGGTGATATTTACTTTAAAGAAGGTTCAGGCAATCCAATTGCTGCATGGTTTACTCCATATAGTCCTACCGATGCCACAACAACTACAAACTTCTATGCTGTCACCGATGAATTGACTCATACGTTTGTAGCATCTTTATGGTCACCATACGCAGATATTACTCCAAGTTCAATTGCTCCAACAACTACTGCCGCTGATGGACAACTATGGTACAGCAGTATTGTTGACGAAGTTGATATTATGATCCACGATGGCGCAAAGTGGGCTGGTTATAAAGAAGTATATGCAGATACTAATCCTACTGGACCTATTGTTAGTGCTACAGCACCATTAGTTCAAACAGATGGTACTGTACTAGTAGCAAATGATCTATGGGTTGATACTAGCGATTTAGAAAATTATCCTAAGCTATACAAACGAACTGGATCAGGTAGTGGTGGTAAATGGGTTCTAGTTGATACAACTGATGATACAACAACCGACGGCATTTTATTTGCAGACGCTCGTTGGTCAGTTGCAGGTGCCGATATTACTCCAGCTACTATAGTACAACTATTAACTTCTCATTATGTTGACGCTGACGCACCGGATCCAGCACTATATCCACGTGGTATAATGCTATGGAATTTACGCCGTAGCGGAAACAACGTTAAGAAATTTGTTCGTAACTACGTTAATTTAAATGCTATCAATGCTAGAGTTAACGAGTCAATGAGTGCTTACTATCCACACCGTTGGGTTACTGAGTCAGGTAATCAAGAAAACGGCGCAGGAACATTTGGCCGTAAAGCACAACGTAAAGTTGTAATTCAAGCATTACAATCATTAGTTAATACAAACCAACAAATTCGAGATGAAGAATCACGTATTTTTAACTTGTTAGCTTGTCCTGGATATCCAGAGTTAACTGCTGAACTAGTATCATTAAACACAGATCGTGGATTAACATCATTTGTTGTAGCAGATACTCCTGCACGTTTAACACCAGATGCTACAACATTAAGTAACTGGGGTAGCAACGTAGCCAACGCATTAGAAGACAACGACACTGGTTTAGTAACTAGTGACGAATATTTAGGTGTTTTCTATCCATGGGGTTACACTAGTGACAACATTGGCAACAACATTGTTGTTCCGCCAAGCCACATGATCCTACGTACTATTGCATTAAATGACCAAGTTAGCTATCCATGGTTTGCACCAGCTGGTACACGTCGTGGTGGAATTACAAATGCATCAGCAGTAGGTTATGTTGACAACAACGGTGAATTCCAATCAATAGCATTAAACAACGGTCAACGTGATACACTAGCAAGTGTTAAGGTTAACCCAATTACATTTATTACAGGTACTGGTCTTGTTAACTACGGTCAATATACTCGTGCTAAAAATGCAAGTAGTTTAGACAGAATTAACGTAGCTCGTTTAGTAATTTATTTACGTCGTCAATTAGCGCAGTTGGCTAAACCATATGTATTTGAACCAAACGACAAGATTACACGTGACGAACTTAAAGGTGCAGCAGAAAGTTTATTACTAGAATTAGTTGGCCAACGTGCTCTATATGATTATGTTGTTGTTTGTGATACAAGCAATAACACACCAACACGTATTGACCGTAATGAACTATATTTAGACATTGCAATTGAGCCGGTCAAAGCAGTGGAATTTATTTACATTCCATTACGTTTGAAAAATACTGGTGAAATCAAAGGCCTAAACAATCAATAATATCGGAGCATAGAATATGGCAATCGCAAGTTTATCAAAATTTACAGTACCTTTAGCTAGTGACCAAAGTGCTAGCGCACAAGGTATGTTGATGCCGAAGTTAAAATATCGCTTTAGGGTGATGTTTGAAAACTTCGGAGTATCGACACCAACAACAGAACTTACAAAACAAGTTCAAGATGCTGCAAGACCAAACGTTCAGTTTGAAAACCAAAAGATTATGGTTTATAACTCAACAATTAACTATGCTGGCCGCCCAACATGGCAAACAATGAC